GTTGGTGGCATTCGCGGGCAGCACAGTAGCAGTCAGTGTAGCGCTGCCGCCCCTTTTCAGGGTCAGGGTAGACTGGCTCAGGTTGACGCTCTGCACCGGGACTGTCTCCGCATCGTTACCCCACTCACCATTGATGTACGACTGAAGCTTGCTGTCGCTCAGCAAGCCCTTGTACACCATGCACTGGGAGATGGTGCAGTCCAGAAAGCGGGTGTGCTCGCCCGTTGCGGTGTAAGAAGCGCCAAAGATAAGCGTTTCCGGCACATCCTTGACCGTATCGTTGGTCTTTTTCCATCCGCTCAAGGCACAATGGGTGCTGCCGACACGGAACTGTGCTCCGTTCAGCTGAACGGCATAGCGTGTCTTGGTTTTTGCGTGCTCCAGCGTATCGCACAGACGTGCATCGTCAAAGGAATATTTATAATAGGCGAAGTCGATCGTGCCGGTGTTCGGGTTCAGGTTGCCGTTAAAGCCCGGCATATCAGTAAAGCTGCCCGTCTCGGTCTGGCAGTTGATCATATTCGGCCATGTGCTTGCGTCTGCATTGTCTGCTACCTGCGCTTCCCACAAAATGGTGTACTGCGGGGTCTCGGTGGATGCCTTTGCCAGCAGCTTCAGACCGGTATCCAGACAGGTCTTGTCTGCCGAGGACGTGGTGGTTGCGGACGACAGAGTGTACAGCAGGGTTGCTTCGGCTTCTGCTGCTGCGGCCTTGACCGTAACAGAGCAGCTGGCGCTCTTACCGCCTGCCATAGCTGTAACGGTGCAGCCGCCCGCCTTGCTGGCGGCCACGGTGCCGTTTACCACGGTGGCGACCCCGGTCGGGGTCACCGTCCAGATGACGCTTTTATTGGTGGCGTCCGCAGGCAGCACGGTGGCGGTCAGGGTCTTGCTCTCACCCTCGTTCAGGATCAGGGCGCTGCTGCTCAGGCTGATGCTCTGCACCGGAATCTCGTCGCTGCCACCGCTGCCACCGCCGCTGCTGCTCCACTCGGTGCGCAGGGCGTTCAGCTGCGCCTGCATGGAGGGGCTGGTGTAGGCGGCGTTTTCCAGCAGGGACAGCAGCAGGGTCTTGCTGGTCTCGCTCAGGCCGGAGCCGGAATTCGTATTTTCATTAGCTTTTGCAATGCCGTCCTCCATGTGATTCAGGTGGGCAGCCGTCAGGGTCTGGCCGTCCACAAAGTTTTGTTTTTCGTAGCTCATGCGTCCCCCTTATGTGATCTTGTCTGCGCCCAGTTTAGAGATGCCCAGAGTGAAGTAGCGGTCTTTCGGCCATGGGTCACAGGTCGCGGTGATTTTTACGGTGGCTTTGTACTCGCCGGGCGTCATCTCCACGTCCAGTTGTCCTGCCCAGACCTCGCCGTCCCGGACAAAATAGAAGTGAAGCCATTGTCCCTGCAGCAACGCTTCCAACTGTGCACGGATGTACGCCCACTGTGCTTTGGGTCGGTCGCAGACAAACTCCATGGTGATCTTCCGCTTTTTGTGGTGCACGCTGCCGTCCACCGCGCGGGTCAGATCCAGCAGAAAATCTGCGCCGGGCACTTCAACGAGCGTAGAATCGGTTTCCGGCTTGCCGATCTGTGGAGAGTCGCGCTTGAGCCACAAACCAAAGTCCGACCGCATGGAGAGTGTGCTTTTGGGGGTGGTGATGTGCATATCGTTCATGCGGGGATTTTGGGCGGCGAGTGCTTCCAGCGAGGCATAGTCTCTCATGTGTAGGTCACCTCGGTTCCGTCATCGGAAGTCTGTACTGCCGGGGTAGGCTCAGCAGGCGGTTCGGGCGGGCTGTAAAACAGCTTTTCGCCGTCCCAGATGTAGTCTGTGTAGAAGCCCTTTGTAATGCCGGACAGGTCGTCCAGCAGAATCTCGTCGGGCGGCAGCGGGTTTGGAATAACGCTTTCATGACACCACCCGCCGCCATACAATCGACCATCCAATCCGACTTTGCACTTGAATTTGAAGTGTTCCATGATATCTCCTCACATAAAACCGTACAGTTCCAAAGGTCTGCAAACCTTATTGTTTTCAGTTACGCCATCGCCGCCCGGATTTTGCAAGTTAAACGACCATACTCCTAAAATGGGTGTGCCGGAGTATGATGAAGTTCTTTCGTTTCCGCTGCCAAACGTTATGCCTGTGTCGCTCACTTTGACGGTTCTCCAATGAACAGTGTTCCACGGATAAGCGTAAGAGTACGTTTGCCCATTAACAGGAAGAACAACAGTAAGCCTGCCCGCGCCGCCACCAGAAGCAAACCAAGTTCCTTCTTTCTGTGTGTCGTAAACTAACATAACTGATGAGTAAGAGGAAAGGTCAATTTTTGTTGTTTGCGCATCAAATCCACCTGTAGGGTTTCCGTGAGAATCCTTTTCATAAGGCCATTCAAAAATTTTATTGTTTCGAATGCCGTTGAACGTAATGGCACCGCTGCGGATAGAGCAGCTGCCTGCGCCGTCCGTGATAGAGATGGCGTTGGACTGGATGTTGACCATGCTGCTGCCATCCATGACCCGAATGCCATCGTTCAGGATCTGTACCCGTTTGCCGGGCAGAGAATCGTGCCGGACGATGAGACCGTTCTGCGGGGTGAACTCCAGAAAGTTCGTGGCAGTTTTGGCAGCTTCGGCTGCGTCCTGCTTTGCCTGATTTGCGGCGGTGTCATCGGTATACTTAGACGCTTTCACCCAGTCACTCGCCTGATAGCTGCCGGTTTGGCGGGCGGTTTGACAGCGCAGGATATCACCGCCGTTGCCCTGCATCCAGATGTCGCCCACGTCGTAGGGCGGGGTAGGCGTTGCGCCAAAGCAGCGCACCTTTCCGTCTGCGGCGGCCTGCGCCGCGGCTGCATCTGCCAGAGCTTTCGCCACGCCGGTGTCACGGATGACGGTCCAGCTGTAGGTGCTTCCATCTAGCACCCAGCGGTAGCCCAGACCGGTGAGCTTGTCGTAATACAGATCGCCGATGTGCTGCTTTTTGGCGGTGTCCGTTGTCCAGTTTCTGGCAGGCTCGTTTGTGGTGGTGGGCGTGCCGGCATAGAACCAGCTGGTGATGTTATCGTCGATCTGATCCTGCAGGTCGCCCATTTTGGTAACGGCATCCGTTAGCCCCTTGGAGATATCTGCCAGCTTGCTGTCTGTGCTGCTTTTGTAGGCAAACAGACGTTTCAGCATATCCTGATGATATTTTTCTGAGGTGTGGGCGCTCTCCTGCAGCAGATTGGTCGTGCCCATGTTGGCCACCTGCCGGTCGGTCAGGGTGCGGCGGGTCATGCCGAAGGTGAACTCTTTCTGCGCAGGTTTTTCCAGCGGTTCCACCAGCTTGGTGCAGAGCATCACGGCATCCACACTATGCGGTGCGCTGACGATGTGGGAGTACATGGAAAAATCCAGCCGGTCGGTGTCGTAGCCTGCATCCACAAGATCTACCGCCCGGATGACGTAACTGGTCTTCATGGCATAGTTCTGCTGCAATGCCTGCACACCAGCGGCAAAGGTGTCGTTGGCGCTGTTCGTGTCCAGCTCTACAATGCGGGTGATGATGCCAAACTTCTGCACTGCGGCGTCGTTCTGGATCCAGCCCTCCTGCAGGTTATAGGAGTAGCCCGATGCAGGCAGATACTGCGCAACGGTGGCGGCGTCTGTTTCCATGATGCCCCAGCGCTCCTCGTGCTTATCCTGAGAAGCGTCCCGCCACCACATAAGCTTGTAGTACCACTTGGAGGTGTCCACTGTGTGCTTATTGCCGATAGGGTAGATGCGGGTGTACAGGTCGGTTGCATCGGTGGTCTCGCTCAGGTTGAGCAGATTTTGTCCATACTCGATTTTCTGGGCGGTCTGCCGCTTGGCTTCCACTGCCTGATCACAGTAGTTCAGAACGTTCAGTCCGGTGGCAGCATCAAAGCTGCAATAGAAGTACCCGCCGAACACTTTGAGCACCAGCTTGTCCAGAATGTCCCACACTTTGCCGTAGTCCTCGCCAACACCGTATTGGTCGGCATCGCCGAACTGTACCACAAGGTTGCCCAGTGCCGCCGTAACGGTGCCCAGCTGAAAGCATTTCATCTTGCTTTTCACCTGATCGTTGTGTGCATCAATCAGGTGCTGCAAAAACTGGCGCAGCGTGCCCTTGTAGTTGAAGGGGGTGATGGAGGAATCGTTGAAGTAACTCAGTGCGCCCTCGCAGTACACCACCCGCCGGTTGTAAAAATCGGCTTCATGCTTCAGCACCCGTCCGCGCCAGATCTCTTTGCCATCCCGCCGCACCTGCACCACCGTGCTCAGTTTTTGCAGCATATCGTACTGTGCATGATCCCGCGTCATGGTAAAAATAAGGCTGCCGCCCTTGCTGACCTCACGGGTCAGCTTGGGGGACAGCACCAGTGCCTGCGGGTCGTTGGGACGATAGAGCAGCAGCTTTGCGTCCGGGTTGCCGTAGGGGTATGCATAGATCTCGTACATATCAGTTTCCTCGTTCGCTCAGCACTGCCAGATCGCCGAGATTATTGTTCACGCTGGGGGTGATGATGCGCCCCACCTGCTCGCCGTCAAGCGCAATCACGCTGTTTCCGGCTTCCGGCAGATATTTCTCCACTACACCGTAGAGCCGCTCCATTTGCGCCTGCATTTTGGCCTGATAGGCCAGCATGGCGTTGTTGTCCGGGTTCATGACGTAGGGGTCGGTGCGGTAATCGTAGCCCGCAAAGGCGCGCTCGTTACCGTACCAGTATGCGTCCTGAATTTCCTTGTAGGAGTGCGCCTTCTGCGTGCTGGTGGTCTTTTTGCTCTTGCCGAACTTTGCAAACAGCGCAGCGCCCAGCGCCACAACACCGGCTATAATAGCCACGATGGCGGCAACTTCCGGGTTTGCCATGATCAGTGCGCCAACCTGTCCAAGCGCTCCGCCGATGCTCTCTACGATCGTGCCAAGGCTGCCCATACTCCCGGCAAGGCCTGCGATATCTGCGCCCGCGTTGGAGACAAAGGTGCCGATGCTCGTGCCCATGGTGCCCAGCACGCCCATGATCTTGCTGCCAACGTCGGAAACGTCTACGCTCAGGCCGTTCAGGATATCCTGCACCCCGCCGTCCTTGCCCAGCGCATTGCCCAGACCCTTGGCGATACCGTCCGCGATGCTGCTGCCGATGTCCCACGCCTTCTGCGAAATGTTGCTGATCTTATCGCCCAGCACCTTGTTCAGCTGCTGGATGAGGTTCAGCCCGAAGTCGTCGATAAGTTTTTGAGCTTCCGGTGCAAGGCCGTTGTACAGTGTGGACAGCACCCACTGCCCGATGGACTTCCAGTCCTTGCTTTTTACGGCAGAGATCAGCGTGCTGAAGGTGCCCAGCACGCCCTTGTCGGCTTCCTTCTTCCAGCCCTGCACAAGGCCGGAGAAGTTCTTGGAGGAAGCTTCCTCCAGCGTTTTTGCCACCTGCTCGGTGCCGTCGGCGGCGATGGTCTTTACCTCCTTCACTGTGCGCAGCGCGCCGTCGATGATGGCGGTGTAGGTCTTGGTGATGGTCTGTTTCTGGCTCTCGGTGCCGTCGGTCAGGGTCTCGGTCACGGTCTGGGTGGTGGTGCGGATACCATTCACCAGCGCCTCGCTCGTAGAGGTGACGGAGGAGGCAAGCTCCCGCACCGTTTCCATGATCTGCTGCACGGTCTTTTTGCCGTTTGCGCCGATGGTGGTAACGGTCTTGATATCCTTCAGCACACCGTTCACCAGCTGGCGGCTGGTCTCGGTGATGGTCTGTTTCTGCTGCTTCTGCCCGTTGGAGAGCACCTCGTTGGTGGTCTGGGTGGTGCGGGTGACCTTGCCCAGCACCTCCGTGACGGTGTCGGCGTAGGAGCTGACCACAGAGGCCGCCGTGGCGGTCTTGGATGCTGCCGCAGCGGCTGCGTTCCCGGATTTGGTATAGGCCGGGATGGCGATCTCCGCCATAGTCTGGGCGCTGCTGCCAAGGCTTGTGTTGGAACTTGCCCAGCTGGCAGCCCAGTTGTCCTGTTTGCCGCTGGCGGTCTCGGCCAAAGAAATACCGGCAGTGACAGCGGTGGCAGCATTGCTCACCACATTGCCCTTGCCGGTCAGGCCCTTGATAAAGCCCTGTATCAGGTTTTTGCCCCACTTCACAGCCTGCGCGGGAAGGCTCTTGATCCAACTCAGTGCGCTGGAAAAGCCGCCCTTGAAGGCGGTCAGCATACTGGAGCCCATGCTCTTTACGCCGTTCGCCACGCTGGTGAGGATGTTCTTGCCGATGTTCAGCCAGTTGATGGCAGAGATCACCGACAGCACCGCTTGCAGGATCTTCTTCCAGTTGGCCAGCAGGGAAGGCACGGCCTGTATGATGCCCGCGATCAGCTGCACGATGATGGAAACACCCTGCGCGAGGATCTTGGGCATATTGTCGTTGATGATGCCTGCAATATTGATGATGATATCCGGCACATAGGCGATCAGCTGCGGCAGACCTGCGATCAGGCCGTTGAGCAGCTGGGTGATGCAGTTAAGACCCGCATCCACAAACTGCCCCGCGTTGGCGCGCAGTTCCTCGGTAAAGGAGAGCAGCTGCGGCAGGGCAGTGGAAAGAAACGCCGGGATGCCCTGCGCAAATCCCGCTGCCAGACTGCTGACCAGCTCTGTGCCGGTCTGGATCACCTCCGGTACAAGGCCGTACACCAGCTGCGGGATGCCCGCCAGCACGTTGCCGATCATGGGCAGCAGGTTACCCTGCAAAAAGGTGCGGGCGGTATCTGCCAGCGCCTGCATGGGCGCGGTCAGGTCTGCGCCGGTGCTCCAGTCGCCCAGTACGTTCTGCGCTGCCGCCTTCATGGCTGCAAAGCTGCCGGTCAGGGTGGTGGCGGCTTCCTTCGCCGTGGTGCCGGTGATGTCCATCTCGGTCTGGATGACATGGATGGCGCTGTACATATCGGCCAGATTGCCCAGCTCGTAATGCACACCGGAAAGCTTCTCTGCATCGGTCAGCAGCCGCTGCATCTCTGCCTGCGTGCCGCCGTAGCCTAGCTTGAGGTTGTCCAGCATGGTATAGTTCTGCTTGGCAAAGCCCTGATAGGCGTTCTGGATGGACGCCATGTCAGTGCCCATCTTGTTGGCATTGTCGGCCATGTCTACCATGGCCATGTTGGCCAGCTGCGCAGCGGCGTTGGTATCCTTGCTCACGCTGGACAGCAGACTGGCGGCAAAGCTGGTGGTCTGCTCCATGTAGTCGTTAGCGGACAGACCCACCGTGCGGTACGCCTGTGCAGCATAGGTCTTGACCGTATCAGCGCTCTCTTTGAACAGGGTCTCCACGCCGCCGATGCTCTGCTGCAATGCGCCGCCAAGGTTCAGGGAATCCGAGATCACCTTGCCGATGCCCGCAGCGGTGATCACCTTTTTCAGGGTGCCCACCAGCTTTGTGCCCAGCAGCGTACCGGCGCTTTCACCGGCAGAGGACGCCTCGCCGCCCATGATGTGGCTAATGCTGCCCTGAATGCCCTCGGCAGAGGGCACGATCTGGACATAAGCCTTTGCCAGCTCAATGCCGTTTGCCATCTGGTTCACCTCCTTCTGCGGCGCGCATCGCCGCCTCAAATTCCTCCGGGGTGTCAAAATATTGCACCGGGCTGTCCTCGGATTCCGCTTCTGTCCTGCCCAGCAGGGTGTTCAGGATGGATGTGGGCGGTTTCTCGTCCGCATTCGCAAGCCGTCCGATGCGCCAGCAGATGGCCTGCAGGGTGTCCAGTTCGGCTGCCTGCAGGGTCTGCGCAAGGGTCAGTTTCTGCCCATGCAGCACCATCATGCTGCGGCTGTCCGGCGGCAGACCGGCGGCCAGAGTGGCCGCCAGCCGCACCGGCAGGGCACGCCAGTTCAGCAGGTTGTAATACTGGACAAAATCGCAGATCAGTGCGTCCTCGTCCGTTGCGATCAGTTCGGCGAGGATGCAGAGTTTTTTCCGGCGTTGATGGACTGGAACAGCTCCATGATGGCGCTCTCAACGGCAGACGCAGGCACGCGGCCGTCCTCGGTACGCAGATGGTCGTACAGGCGCTTTTTGCCGTCCTTGCCCAGCAGCTTTACGACCAGCCGGGACATGGCCAGCGGGTTGCCCTCGTCCAGATCAGACAGTGCGTCCAGCACCTCCATGTTGTCCAGTGCGCTCTCTTCCAACTCAATGGAAAAGCCGGATTCGGTCTTTGCAGTGATCATGATAGTCCTCCTTACTTGCCAGCACTCTGCATATACTCGTAGTGCGTCTTGCCATCCGTGTCGGCAATCGCGGTGATGGTGGTCTGGTAACCAACGGCAGTGCCGTCTGCATAGGTGATATCACCCACAGAGGTCACAGTGCCGCAGGGGATGACTACGCGCTTTTTCACATTGTTCTTCAGAACCATCTCCACAACGTAGGCATAGAAGGGCAGATCGTCGGCGCTGGCCTTGACGGTGATGCCAGTCTCCAGCGTGCCGGTAACGTTGTCGTCACCGTATACAGTCTTCAGCACTTCCTCATTCAGCGCCTCGATCAGCGTGCACTGGAAGGTATCCGGGCGCTCGGTCATCAGGCTCAGCACGGTATCGCCGCCCCATGCGGCGGTATTTTCGTTAGAGGGGGAGTTTGCGTTGGTCAGACCGTCCTTGGAGATATAGCCAAGGCTCTTGAACGCCGGGTCAAGCTCGGTCTTTGCATCCTTGGGCAGAGCCGTGCCCAGCGGGGCGCACCAGATGGCACCGCCGACCTTGGGCTTTGCTGCGGTAACATTTTTTGCATTCATAGAAAAATGCTCCTTTCGTCAGTAATGCACCACCTCAAAAACTGCCTGATACCGGGGCAGCTTGCGGGTGGTGTCCGGGAAATTGTAGTCGGTGTTCAGTGTGCAGGAGACGATCTCCGGCAGGGTGTCCGCGTCCAGCATGGTCTGCACCACACGGTGGCTTAGCTGCGCAGCGGCATAGTCGCTGCTGCCGTAGGACTGCACAGCCAGCGTGGCGGTAAAGATGCCGTCCTTGTAGCTGGAGCCGGTCTTTTCCAGCACACAAAAATTGCCGGAGGGTTTCTCCGGCACGGACAGATAACAGGGGAAAGCGTTCTCACGCAGATAGTTCTGGATGATTTCTTCGATCATATCACTTCAGCGCCTTCAGAATAGAGTTGGTGTCGGCGTTCTCTTTGCGGGCGGCGGGGCTTTCGGCGCTCACCTTGGCCACAACGCGGGTGCCGGCTTTGTAGTAGCTGGCTTTGTACCCCTCGCCAAGGCGGTTCTGCGCCGCAAAGGCGATGCCGGTCAGGGCGTTCTCCATCTCCGGGCTTTGCAGCAGCTGCCGCACGCCCTTGCGGTTCAGCTTGATGGTCACCTTACTCATAGCGTTCCACCTGCACTTTCTTGTTCCAGCGCAGCGGGATCATGGATTCGATGCCCTGCACAGCTCCGCCGCAGGTGCGGAAGGTCTGCCCGAAAAAAGCCACCCGGACGTTGTCCCAGTTGTGGGTGTCGCCCTTTGGGATTGCCAGCGTATAGGCGATGCGCCGCCCGGTCAGCTGCAATTCGGTGGTGATCTCCTCGGCAGTGGGCTGCCCCACCAGCACGTTGTGCACGGTGACCGGGCTTTCCTCGTAGATGGGATCGTGGAAGCCGTCCTCGCCGGTCTTGGTCTTTTCATACAGGATGATGTCGATACCCTTCAGCATAAGTCCTCCAGCGGGCTGTGTGCGCCCAGCTTGCTGCCCACGCCCAGCAGCTTCTTTTCCAGCTTGGAAAGATACAGCTCGCCGGTAGAGCCGCCGCTCATGGTCCAGCTCTGGCTGTAGCCCAGCGCCGTGGCAGTTCCCTGCGTTGCGCCCATGGGGAAGGTGACAGCGTCCCCGCTGTCGTCCTCGCCCAACTGACGGCGCACCATCCGGCAGGATACCAGCCGCTTGCGGTCAGCATCGGCATCGGCGTTGTAGGCGTCGATGATAAGCGCCGCCTCGCTCAGCAGGGCGGTGCAGCGGCCGCGCTCCTCATCAGACAGGATGCGGAAGCCTGCCTCCACGTCCTGCAGTTCTGCGTAGCTCATGGCGGCACCTCATCAGGTGGCGGTCTCGGTGCGCTTGATGTACAGGGTCTGGGGCTTGGAGACCTTCAGGCCGTATACCTTGCGGCCCTGCACAGCGGATGCGCCGATGTACTTGCCGGAGCCGGACAGATCCTGCAGGTGCACAGCGGTCTGCCACTCCATGACGCGGTGGCACCAGTTGGGGTGACCGGCAATGAACTCGGTGGTGGTCTTTTTGCTGCTGACGCGGGTGGTGGACTCGTAGTCCATGTTGTTGCTTTCGAACACATTGAAGCCCGCAATGCGGCCAACAACGCCCTGCTGCACCATCTCCTGAGAAAGGTCGCCCTGCTTGATGAAGTGCTCGTCCAGCATCAGCACCTCCAGATACTCCGGGGACGCGATGAGGAAGCGGCCCTCGTTGGGCACGCCCTTGCGGCCCAGCACCCGCTTGGCCTCCAGTGCCAGCTTGTAGGCGTTGGCCTCGGTGGCGGCGGTCTTGGTGGCGCTGATGGTAGCACCGGCTGCGCTTTCCAGCGCGTCGATGGATTTCTTGTCGATGGACAGCGCCAGAGAGTAACCGGCACTGTCCAGACGCTCTGCCACGATGTCATCGGGCACGCTGTCGGCATCGTAGCCGTCGATCAGCTCGTTGACCGCCTCGTCGTGGTCGATGTTCAGATCCAGATAGGTGGTGGTGCCCACGTCGGCAGAAACGCCGTTGGCCTTGTCGTACTCCTTGACGGCCACCTCGGTGTCGCGCACCGGGATCTTGACCTTGCCGGAAGTGGGGTCGCCCTCGTAGCGGCTGTTGAAGATGAGATTGTCGCGGGTCACCAGCGTGTTACGCAGCTTTACGTCCACATAGGATGCCCAACGCTCCTGATTTGCATGTGCCATAAAAATACCTCGCTTTCTCCGTGCTGCTGCACGGGTCAGATTTTCAGATTCGGGTTCAGTTTGCTGAAGGCAGCCAGAACGCCGTCCGGCTGGCTGGGGATATGGTTCGGAGTACCGCCATCCCGGACGTTGGGATACCCGGCAGGCTGGGTGTCGCCGAACGCCCACGGGTTTGCCTTGACTGCATCCTCCAGCGCCTTGTTGATGTCGGTGGTGCGGTCTTTGGAACCCTTCAGGGCGTCCAGATCCAGCAAAGCGCGCACCGCATCCACACTGCGGCCCTTCTTGCCAAGGATGGCGGTGTTCAGAGCGTTGTCAAAGGCAAAGCCATCGGCCTGCGCCTGCATATCCGCTTTCAGCTTGGTCACCTGCGCCTGCAGCCCGGCAACGTCCACACCGTCAAAGGCCTTCAGGCCGTCCTGTGCGGTCTTGAGCTGCGCCTGTGCGCTGTTCAGCTGGGTCTGCAGGGCTGCGGCTGCGTTTTTCTCCCGGGTGATGTCGCTGCCGTTCTCCTGCATGAGCCAGTTCAGCTGCTCCTCGGTAATGCCGGGGATCTTGTTCTTTACGTCTTCGCGTTTCATGGTGGAAACTCCTTTCTGTGGGTAAAACCTCGGTTTGGTGACGCAGTTCTCCGTCTGCGTCCGGTTGTGGGCAGGGTACGCACTGCCCGCTGCGATGGTTGTTCCCGACACAAATGTCGGGAACATGGCACCGTCTGGAGGCATCGAACCTCCCGCTTCCGGTTTTGGAGACCGGTGCTCTTCCAGAATGAGCTAAGACGGTATAAAAAAAGCACGGTGCAAACTGCATCGTGCTTAATACGGGCTAAAACAGAGTGTTTTCGTCAGTGTCCTTTACGGTTTTACTTCCACGCTGGGCAGGATGTCCGTGTGGAAATAGAGTTTATAGTGGTACGGGTCGGTATGGGTGCCAGTAATGTCCTCCACCACATACATGGTGTAGCCGTTCAGGTAGATGTAATTCTTGCGGTAGGTGTCCGGGCCAATTTTTACCGTGCAGACCAACTCGTTGTTCGAGTTGTTGGAGATGGACATATAGCCTTCGGCTTCCATGATGATCTTATCGGTGCGGGCGTTGTAGACGGTGATCTTGCGCTCGCTCTCAAAGTAATCGGCTTGCTTGGAGATGTTGGCATTGGCCTTGTCGGCCTCCGAACAGCCGCACAGCAGGATAGATGCGGCCAACGCGAGGGTGAGAAGAATCTTTTTCATGATGCTTTCCTTTCTGTTTTAGGGCAACAAAAAACCACGGTGCGGTTTGCATCGTGGTCAGAATATAAAGGTCATTCAATGCCGGGAGGGAGTTTCCCGATTCCTTTCAAAGCATTATATGCGGCGCGAGAGGCAAGCTGGGCAGGCGGTGCAGGGCTGTCCAGCATATCACACATCTCGTCGTATTTGTGGTCGATCGGATGTTCAAAAAGCCATTTCTGCATTTCGGCAATACGTTCCGGTGTAAGCCAACTACTCATAGAATTTCACTCCATTCTTTTGAAGTTCTCTGATGGCTTGCCAGACAAGTTTTTCAGCCTGTTCAAGAAGCTGCTCGTCGGGCAGTTCTGCACGAGGGATATTTTTCAGCCTGTCTATTTCAGCGCTCAACTGCCAAACAATACCGTTTGCCTCATTTGAATTGTACTCGGAACTTTTTTCAACTGCAAAAATATGACCGTTATGCCCTATTGCAGTCATAAGCTTTAAGCTTTCGTTGTCCACGAAACTTAACAGATCACCGGGAGAGAAAACACCACACGCCGGGTGCGTATGTATGATGGCATAGGGCACATTAAAGTTGGGCAGCTTGACAGAGTGCCCCTCTGCGCTGCCGACGACATCCTGCGTCAACGGCTTCATGTTCAGGTCGAACGCCTTGCCGACTTCAACACCGGGCGGCTGTTTTGCCGCAGTCATGAGCAGTCGTTTGTGGGCGTTTTGAAGTTGTTGCTGCTTTGCACCGTCCAGAGTTTCGCAGTTGAACGACTTGACATTGCTGATTGACTGCATTGTAACAGGTTTTGGCTCCATGTTCAAGCTCGAATAAACAGAGAAGTTTTTCCTTGCCGCATACGCCGCCCGCTTCTGGGCGTTGATGGCATCCTTCCGGGCAGCATAGTCGATGCGGCGCATGGCGTTCACATCGCTGCCCGCTGCCCGGTACTGCCGGAGATATTTCTCCGGGTCGTAGCCTGCCACGCTTGTGCCGGAATGGAACCGCACCGCAAACTCACAGTCGCAGTTGGAATGGATGTGCTCCGCGTGCCCATTCTTCAGCAGCTTTTGGCTGGCGATCTGCCAGCCGCGGGAGGCCAGCGTGATGCAGAAGGGGCAGGTGTCCCCGTGTGGCACCCATGCCCACTGTGCGCCGTCCCGCACCGCGTTGTGCAGGGTGGTGTCTGCGCCCGCCCGCTTGACAAGGCGGCTCACGCCGTTGGGCAGATTCTCGGGGTTCTGGTCCTTGGTGGCGTGCACCATGCGGGCTACCTCGCCATAGCCGGCAGTTGCGGCAGGCTCTGCTGCGGGCAACAGCATCCCCTCTGCCTCAGCCAGTGCATCGTACATCTGGCAGGCCAGCTCCGCGCTGCCTTCGCCGTACCGGGTGATGACCGCGTAGGCGTAAGAAATCAGCTGCTCGGTGTTTTCTGTGCCGTGCAGCCGGATGTATTCCCGCATCTTCTGCCCGGCAGCCTCGTTCAGCCGGGAGAGCCGGGCAATGTAATTATTCCACGTCCGTGTCGTTATCTGCATCGTCCATCTCCATCAGCAGCGCCTGCCCGCGCACCCGCTGCTCCTGTGCCCGGATGCGCCGGATATCCGCCTGATCGAAGCCGATCATTTCCAGAAAGGTGTCGGTGCTGGCGAACTCCTGCCGGGCAGTTGCAATCTTGATGGCAGCGTCCGCAGTCACCGCCACGCTGGGCATGGCAGGGTTTTTGAAGTGCGCCATCACGCCACGCTCCTCCTCGGTCAGCTCGGTCAGAGATACATTCCGGGCAATGGCCTGCGCCATACAGGCGATGGTGTGCAGGGCATCGCCGTTGCCGGTGTTCAGCTGCTGCGCCATCAGCACCAGCGTCTGGCTCTGGGCAAGAATGGCATCGCTGCTGGTGGGGTTGGCATCGTTCACCACGCCCACATCGGTCACGGTCAGGCCGGTGGCTGCCGCAAACTGGGTGGCAGTCATCCGCATCTTCTCCACATGGGGCTGTAAGCTGCCCTGTGCCAGCTGCCCAAAGACCGGATTCTCGCCGGTCTCCGGGTTGGAGGTGGCGGCGATGAGCGCACCGACATACTGCTTGAATTTATCGGAGGTAATGGCATCGTACTGCTCATCAGTCACGCCGAGGATGTACTTCTGGGGCGTGGTGTCAAACTCCAGCGCGATGGTGGCGTTGGCCACGGTGCGCACATAGTCGTCGATGAGGGAACGGATGGCACGCTTCAGGCGGCTGCGGCCAAAGGGCTTATTGCTGGTGGCGTTCCAGATCAGCGGCTCCATCAGCGGACGACCCATCCGGTGGGATGTCCGCTCCGCCGTCCAGCTGCTGCCGTTGGAGCGCAGCACGATGACGTCGGTGTCGGTGTAGAAGTTGACCAGCGCAGGCCGCCAGCTGTCTTTCTGGTGCTCGTCCTGTACCGTGTCGATGATGGCAAGCCCGCAGTCGATGCGCCCCTTCTCGCCGTTCCAGAGCGCGGAGGCCGTGGCAGGGGAGTGGAAGCGGATGCGGCAGCCGATGTCCGCATCTGCGGACAGTGTGGCGAACACGCAGCCGTATTTCAGCTGATCCCGGCAGGCTTTGTCGTAGGCGGCAACCAGACGGTTGTCCGCCACCAGTTTTTGCAGCCCATCCAGTGCGCCGCCGTTGCTCACAAAGCCATCGAACATACTGCGGGATGCCAGCGCGTCCACCGCTTTCTGTCCCCAGTTGCAGCCGACTTCCAGCTTGTTCAGCCCTTTGGGCAGCGCAATGCCAAGGTTCACGTCCTGCAAGGTGACGTGCCCCTCGTAATATTTATCTTTGGTGGCGTTGCGGCTCTGGTGGTAGTTGTAGGCTTCGGTCAGCTCGGCCAGCTGCCGCTGCTCCTCCCCGGTCAAGCCCGGCACGGTGCCAAAAGATAGGGTAGTGGTCATGGTGCTCCTTTCACCCGATGCGCATCTTGCGGGTCGGGTCGCGTTTACAGGTCTTTACGCCCCACAGCGCCAGCGCACAGGCTTCAACCGGCAGGCTGTTGTCCCCACCAAAGCCATACCCGCCGCCGATGGGGCGCTTGATGGCGGTGCGGGCGCTCTCGTCCAGCACGGTCTGCGGCTGATACCATGTCAGGCTGTGCTCGCTGATGCTGTTGGTAAAGCCGCCCACGGCGGCGATCACGTCCTTGGTGCCGGGGCGGATCACGGCGTTCTTTGCCCGCCACACCTCTTTGATGCGCTCTGCCAGCACGTCCACGCCGTTGCGTCCGTCAATGACTACGCAGCTTGCCTTGTCGTATCGCTGGTTCAGCCAGTCCGCCAGCCATGCAAGCCCCTGCCCGGTGGGGCGCAGGTCAATCAGGGAAACGCGGGCAGCACCGTCCTTTGGCAGCACCGCGCCGCACAGACAGACCGCGCTGCCGTCCGGCGCAAACTTGATGCCGTAGGCGGTTTTACCCTCGGGCTTTTGCTCCTCGCTGGCACAGGCTGCCCACGCGGCGGGGTCAATGGCAAGATCCAGCTGTTGGGTGGCCTCGGGGCTCCACCAGCCAAGACGTTCCCGGGCAAAGGTGTCTGGGTCCAGCTGCTCGGCCTCGCCCTCAATGGTGGAAAGCTGGATGCGCCGCCCCAGCGCGGGGTTTGCGGCTGCCCAGCGCGCCGGGTCCTTCACGTCCCCGATCTTGTCCACCGAGAACTCGAACCATGCGGCCTTTTTGGCATCGCCGTCCAGCGCGCGGCGGCGCAGCGAACGGAACACGGTGCCCACGGCATCCGGCCCCGGTGGCGTGCCCACATAGATGGTCTGCGGGTTCAGGCTGGCAGAGATGGCAGGCAGAAAAGAGCCCTGCGCGGTCTCGTCCAGCTCCTGCGCCTCGTCAAAGATCAGCAGGTCGCCGTGCTGGCCGCGTCCGCCGTTGCGGGTGCGTGCCAGAAACTTGATGCGGGCACCGCTTTTCAGGATGATCTGCTCCCGCCCGAGGGCGGTGCGGATCTCCTCCACATACCGCCGCATCCGTGCACCCTCAAAGAAGGCGCGCATCTCCTCAAAGGTCTCGGTGGCGGTCTTTTGCAGGTGGGCGGTGTAGATGACCGTTTCATTGAACAGCAGCATCCCGGCCTCGGCACGTCCCTGCACCAGCAGGCTCTTGCCGTTTTGCCGGGGTACGCTGCCGCCCGCAGTGGGCGCTGCCCACTTGCCGGAGACGGTGCGCCCCATCCAGTCCTCCAGCACATCGCTCTGCCACGGGTCCGGGATGGTACCGCCTGCCCGCAGGATGCGCACGGCATCGCCGCCGTCAGTGCTCCGGTACGCCGGAGCGATGCGTGCGGACGGCTCCTGGCTTCCCATCCTGCTGCCGCTGCGCGAGGATCGCGCTGACTTCGTCGTCATCGCTGGGTGCTCCCTCCATTTCCTCGATCTCCCGGATGGTGTCCCGGTACTGCTTGGCCAGCTGGGGCAAAAGCCGGGCATCCTCGCAGCTGTCGATATTCTTTGCCAGCACCAGCGCAAGCCGCTTGAGCTGCCCCAGACGGCTGCCGCTGGCGGTGATGCTTTTCATGGTCGCCATGTCTGGATGCCCCTTTCAAAAAACTTCCTGTGTGTAAATCGGCGCTGGACAGCGCGGAGTCGCCGAGGGCGGCGGGAGGGGGACCCTCCCCACCCTACCACTCGCCGTCACTGACCTGCGGAATGCGGCACGGTTTTGCCCATTTTTTGCCGGTTTTCGGGCTGTTTTGCCCGGTTTTGTTGCCTTTTTGCGCATTGCAGAAATAATGCGCCGCTTGCAGGTTCGTCCAGTCCTCAGCCGCTGCCCGCGCCGATGGATACCCGAACTGCCGCCATCTGGATACAGGCCGGATCTCGTCCACCACAAAGGAGAGCGGATGCTGCGCGTCTGATGGTTCGTCATAATGAATCGGACCGAAACGCCCATGACAGATGCCGCATTCGCAGCCCATTGCCCGCAGCCGCTCCCGATGCTTGCGCCGCAGGTTGCCGTTGGCATAGCGCGGGTTCGTCATGGTGCAAGCCTCCTTTGGCAGCGTTGTGGTTATAGCGTACAGTGCCCTCACAGCCCGCTGCACTGTGCAAAGCCCCGGGGTATTTGCAGGGGGAGCGGCATTGCGGGAGAGGAACAGGGGATAGAAAAACCCCGGGGTGTTTTGCAAGCCCCGGGGGTATAAAATAAGCCGTCAGCTGGATTCGAACCAGCACCACAAGAGTTTCAATCCGTCCGGGGACAGGCCGGACAGGGCCGCTCTTGCGTATCGTCAATGTGACCCGCCTTAAATGGGCGGCGCTCTACTTTGAGCTACAACGGTATAGAATGGAGCGCGCAGCTGCCAGCAACAGCAGCTTACTGGGCAGGATGGTGACAAAGGAACCCGCTTGGCGATACGCTGCCACGCACTCCGGGATGATGCTGCAATGACTCCCATGTATACCCAGTGACCCCGCCGGGGTGTTGTCCTCGACAGTGCCACGGATACCAAAACATAAATTGCCCAGCTGGTACATTCAGGCTGTTGGTCGGTAAGGTGTTCCCCTGTCACAGCCGGGCAATACAAAAGCCGCAGGGTGTTGGATGTTGTCCAGCTCCTTGCGGCTTTCGCAGTCTAATAATATCACAGGTCAAACAGTGCAAAACAGTGCGTCTTTCATCAAAAACAGTGCAAAACAGTGCGCTTTGCTTCAAAAACAGTGCGTTTACTGACACTCCGGGATGTCGAGAGCCTTCACAGCACGTTTGTGCCGCCGGTATACGCGGCTCACGTCCATGCCCATCTTGACGGCGATCTGATCCCACTTCTTGCCGCCGATGTAACGCAGGTACAGGATCTCGTAATCCTGTATGTCCACGGTCTGGTTCATGACGCTCAGGATCTCCTTGCAGATCCTCTGGCACTCCATCACCTGCGCGTTGGCTGCCTGCATAGCGTCCGTAATGCGTTCCACAGAGCGGGGCAGCGCCTGACCGTCACCAGCGCCGCCGGGAACAGGGGAGAGCACCTGTGTGATATGCTCCGCGTCTGTGCGGTACCGTTCTACCTCTTCCAGCTTGATCTTTTCAAGCTTGGCGGCCTTGCGGTACCGCCGCAACCATTCCTTTTTTTCTTCATAGGTCATCGGACTGCATCCTTCCTTTACTAACGGCGAAAATGTTCCTCATAAAATTCCGCTGCCAACTCGGCCAGCAGAAAGGTCACGCCGCCAGCAAAACCGGCGGCAACGGCCCACGCTATCACAACAAAAGCCATATATGCTGCATTTTCCATGGTTTACCTCTCCTTTTTCAGATCCGGTTTTTTAGGCAACGGCATCCAGACCGGAAGATTATCCGGGAAGGCTGCCACCATGTTCCATGGCCAATTTGTTGTGCTCATGTCGCCGGGGTTTATGTTGATGCTCAGGACACAGCCGTCCTCGTTTGCATCCTCTGCGGTGGGCTTTTTCTCTGCCGTTCTGATCCATTCCAGCTGCCGCCGGGCAAGCTCTATTTCCCGGCTCGCGGCAATGACCTTTTTCACACCCGTGTTTTTCATCTTTGCCCCACAGCCGCCACAAAAAGCATCTGTGCAGCAGGAAGTGTGGTGACACTTCTTGCAGCGGAACCATTCGCACGTCCACTTGTCGGGGTTCAGCTCCCACTCAGACACAGGCCGCAAACTTTCGGGGTCAATGGTGGCCGCGTGGTCGGTAATGTTCACCGAAAGATTAAACGCCCAAATCATTCCGCGATCAAAGTCAGTTTCACTGCTTTTTTCATACGCTTCATGCAGTATCTTATCTCTCAAAGCGGCTGCATCGATCAATTTTACATCATCCATTTTTGTTTATCTCCTATTTACCACCCCGCCGGGATATCCTCATGATCCGCCGGGGCAAAATCCTCGCTGTAGTTTTCGGACGGATCAGGCGCAGGCTGCCACTCATGATACTGCGGCTGCCACCACATGGACACTCTGCCGGTTGCGCCTTCGCGGTTTTTCGGGATGCGCAGACTGACGTCAAAGTAATCATTCGGGCCCTGCAGCTGACGCTCTCCGTCCACTTGGCTCTCGATGAAAACAACGGCATCCGCGTCCTGCTCGATGGTGCCGGATCCGCGAAGGTCTCCCAGTGATGCCTTTTTGGTGCCGCCGTTGCGATCCGTTACGCGGTTCAGCTGCACAAGCTCCACAATGGTGGTGCCGGTCTCCATGGCAAGCTCTTTCAGGCTGCGGGTAACGTCCGCAAGACGCTCCTGCTCCTTGCGCCCCTGCTGGGTGTCGGAGATCAGACCGATGTGATCCACAAAGACCACACGCGGGCGGTATTTCATGACCCGGGCGCGGATATCGTCCACGGTCATCCGGGTGCCATCATCGTAGATCATGCCGGTGTGCCCCTTGATGAGGGCAAAAGCGTTGTTCAGGCTCTCCCGCTCCTCCTCGGTCAGCTTGCGGTCACGCAGCCGGGTGGAGTTTATGCGGGTCAGTTTGGACATGGTGCGCAGCATCAGCTTGCGCCTGTCCTCCTCCATGGTCAGGTAATACACCTGACAGCTATTACTCAGGCGCAGAGCCAGAGCGAGAGCCAGATCTGTCTTGCCGTGCCCGGGACGTCCGGCAATGACGGTAACCATCTTCTCGCCGAACAGACCCAGCTCATCCAGTTCACGCCATGCCATCCTGACGCTGGTGTCCGGCTGCTGCAGCCATTGGAGCGTTTCGTCCCAGACCTCGGCAAACTCCTTGACGTTCGCGTCCACCGATTCCCGCCGCAGGTGATCCTGCTCTTTCAGCGCCTCGCTCAGATCCCGGCAGATGGTGTCAGAATCCGCAGGGTTCATGGAGATCTTGGCGGCAAGCTCCAGCAGCAGGCGCTTGCGGTAGTCCTCCATCACCAGCGCCTCATAGTCCTGCACATGGCTGATGGTGGGCACAGTCTCTGCTGCCAGCACGATCAGAGGCCGGAAGTCTGTGCCCAGCATCCGCTCCAGTATCACGGCATCCACGTTATGGCCGGTATCCAGCTGCAGCTTGATGGCTGCGAACAGCTGACGGTAAGGCCCTTCCTCAAACATGGCCGGGGTCAGGCGCTGCACGGTATCCTTGCACACCGCCGGGTCTAAGATCGCAGCGCCGATCACAGCAAGCTGATGCTGCTGCACAGTGGAGATCTTGCTGTTTGTCACGCTCCTACACCCCCCAGCAGGTCTGCGAGGGTCGTGTCTTTGGTGATCTTGCGGGGCTTATCCGGTGCAGGCTGCGCGATATGTACCGCTGCCGGGGCTTTGTCCACAAAATCCTTGACCGCAAACACGCCCGTCCATCCGTTTTCAATGCTCTGGTTCAGCATGGCAATGGCGTACCCGGCATGATCCTTCACGCCCGCCTCATCCACAAGCCGCTTGATGGACTTGCAGATCTTCTTTGCAACCAGAGGGCTCCACAGCTTTTTCTTGTCCTTCTTGGCAAGCGCCTGCCGGTGCTGGTCAAAATCCATCAGAGCGTCATACAGCCCGCCGGGTGCACCACGGGAAAACTCGTCAAATACCTCGGCAACGGTCAGGCTGCTCGGCTCCTCCCGCGCCTCTGCGCGGGGTTTATTATTATTAGCTTTCTCTTTTTCTTTCTTGGGTGCACTTTCTGCACCGGTAGAGGTGCACTTTTTGCACCTATCCGGGTGCACATTGTTCACCGGTGCATTTTCTGCACTAGTGCACTTTTTGCACCCATCAGACGCAGACGAACACTCTGCCGGGCGAAGCGCCGCATACCGGTTTGTGGGTCTGCCGTTTACTGTCTCAGACCACTTGCGGATCAGACCGTCCTTTTCCAGCTCGCCCAGAAGGTTCAGCACGGCACGCTTGCTCAGCTTGAAGTATTCCACGATATAGCTGACAGAGCCATAGAAACAAGACTGATCGTCTTGGGAGAAGCCCCAGATCAGGGCATAGATCAGGAGCTTGTTGCCGTTGAGGTTGTAGTCCGTCACCATCCACGGCTGCACAACAACATATCCGTCTTTTCTCATCCCGTTAGTCCTCCATTAAAACGGCAGGTCATCACTGTCATCAATCACGGAAAAGTCATCCACGCCGCCGTAGTTGGCGGGCGGGTCTGCTTTCGGCCATGCTTCAGAGCGCGGGGCAGCCTCGCCGCCCTCGTCCACCGGCTTGCTGATGCCCTTGGAGCCCGCAAAGTTGATATTGTCGGCCACCACGGCAACAGATGTACAGTTGTTGCCGTTCTTGTCCTGATAGTTGTTGGTCTGGAGACGGCCATTGATGGCGACCAGACTGCCCTTCTGGAAGTAGCGGCACACAAACTCAGCTTGCTGCCGCCATGCAATGATATCAATGAAATCAGCCTGACGCTGCTCGCCGGGCTTTGCAAAGTTTCGGTCACAGGCAATGCGGAACTTGCAGACATTCACGCCCGCCGGGGTGGTGCGGAGTTCAGGATCCGCCACAAGGCGGCCCATAATTGCGATAACATTAAGCATTGATATAGTCCTTTCCAACGGCGGCCATCCATGCAGCGTGTGCGCCGGGGCCGTTCTTCTCCTCGTATTTTGCCTGCGCAACGGCTTTCAGGGTCTGGGCGCAGGTGACATTGTGGTGGGCACTCAGGCCCGGCTCATTGTGGTGCTGGTGGCACAGCCAGACCTTGAGGCCGTGCCGCTCAGAGAAGCTGCGCAGCGGCCCATTGAGGACATGGTGCTCCTCCAGCCCGCGCGTGGTCTTTACCGCATACCAGCGGCGGCAGATGTAGCACTCCTTTTCTGCCTGAATGATGCTTTTAGACAAGCGGCACCCCATCCTTTTGCGTGCTCTCATAAGCCTCGCGGTAAGAGTGCACATTATCGACCTGATACTTCTGGCCGTTGAAAAGTTTAACGGTGAACCCATCAATGAAGCCATACCGCCGGGCGACGTAGATACACTGCGCCAAGCCCCGTGCGGTGTTCCGGTTGACTCCGTGAGCCATCAGCAGCTTGCAAAAGCGCTTGCGGGTCATTTTCTTGGTCATCTGTCAAGACTCCTTTCCAATAGCGCCCTGACCTCTCTAGATCCTGGCATACATTTCGCCGTAAGGGTACAGCTTTGCCTCCGTGAAGCACTCGGCTTTTTCGTTGTAGACCATCAGGATGCCCTTGTGCCCCTCAGAGTAGTGGCGCAGTTCGATGATGGCACGGATAGACTGCCGGATATCACGAGCCTGTGATTTATGCTGCGAGATCATCAGCTTTTCAAAGCGGTTGCGTTTCATGGTTCACTCCACTCCTGCCAGTAGGCAGTCACTAAGGGATCACTCACGCCCATCTCAGCAAGGCGGTCAAAGATCCCGTCTATCAGATTTTTCATTTCTTGGGTGGTAAAGGTAGAGCTGCCCTGTGTGCACTTGACCGTGCATCGGTTGTTATCCAGTATTTCCACCAGATGGACAAGCCGGTAGCAGCCGCGCAGGATATCCAGAGCGCCCGCCGGGACTTCCAGATAATCCACCTTGGCACCGTACTTCTCCAGCATCTCCAGATAGCAGTCCTCCGGGGTGACGCCGCCGGTGCGCCCGCCGTTGTAGTGGTCTGCCATGATGGTGAGCAGCGCCCACATAAGGCTGTTCTGTGCCGCGCTGCGGGCTTTGTTCACCGGCTCCACCGTCAGGGTGATGTGCAGGGGCTGACCGTGAGCCAGTTCATCCAGACGTTGGTAGATCTGTCTCTCCACAAATTCCCCTGCGTTTTCCACTTCCAGCTTGCCGGTCTGTGGATAGTACACAACCGGCAGGCGGCCGATCACTCTGCTTGCCATACCACTTTACGCTCTCCCTGCAGCAGCTGCACACCGATGATGTGCCCATCCTCAGCCCGCAGCAGCTTGTCCACGGTCAGAGCGCTGTGCAGGCGGTAGCCCGCCACCGTGGGCGGGTCGTTGGGGTTCTTTGCCCGCTTGTGCACCGGGTCAATGCTGACCTGATCGGCGGCAAAGGTCAGGGAGGGAAGCGCCATCACGTCAGCACCGGCACCCCAGAGTGCACAAGCAGCCAGAAAGCTGCCGTTTTCCTTCCACTTGTCCGGGTTTGAGATCTGCAGCTTGCCCGCCGGGGCAGCTGCGTCCTTGATAGCGAAGTTGTTCATCAGCGGGTGATACACGCCCACGCCGCACCAGAGGCGGCCATCTGCGAAGTAGTAGCGCCGCGTCCAGCCCAGCGTGCCAAACGTTTCATCCATCATGCACCAGACGGCAGCGGGGTCAGGCAGCAGCCGGACGCGCACGGCATCCGCGCTGCACTCGCAAATGACCACCTGAACCTCCTGCGGGGCTGTCTGGCGGGGTTTGGGGGCAAACAGGGGAAACTGTACCACCTGCGCCGCCGGGCGCTCCTGCGCGCTCTGGACGGGCTTTCTGCGGGTGGTGCTTTTTGCATTACTTTTTGCGGTTGTAGACATTCTGCAAACGCTCTCCTTTCTCGTTGTAGGATCTCGGATCAGCCAGCGGGTGCTGCCAGCCATACTGCAGGGCACCCTGCGCGGCTGCACGCTGCTGCGGCTTGACGCTCCACAGCTCATTCATTTCTTCTGCGGTGACATTGACGGCGGTGCGGGTGTATCCGGTGCAGGGCACCATGCAGACCACCACGCCGTTTGCCGAGGTGGCATATACCACAGGCGGCATCAGTTTGCGGATCTCGCACAGCAGGCTTGCCTGCTTGGCCGAGGTGGTGGCTTTAGGCCACAGCCAATCCTCGTCTAGTAACCATGTAAGCTTGCCGTCAACAAGGACGTTCTGTGCCTTTTTCCATACGCATTTGCGGATCATACGCCGCACCGCGGCAGGCGTTTTCCCGTGGATCTCTGCCCACTCCTCAACGGTGACCATTCTTCCCATGGGATCATCTCCTTTCTGTGCTTGATACACTGGCAGCGGCTTTTGTTTTACTTCCTGCCGCCATCGGAAGGCTGTCTATGTTCCAGCAGTCACCGACACTACTTTTCAACTGTTTATTACCGGGTGCGAGTCTTACGGATACAAAGTCACCCACCTTTTGACGCAATAGGTTGTTGCGGATTTTTTTCTTTTGTGCTGCTTCTGCACGCACCGGCCTATCAAGGCCCGCCGGAGTCCCGTGTGGCCCCAATACCACACATCTTGTCACAATGAGAGAGGCTCAACATACGGCCTAATCAGATACGACTGATCCAGTCGGTTTTTGCATCTCAAAGGGGGTGGCAGTGGCTTTTGTTTTACCTCCTGCCACCAGTGGAGGGCGCTGGTTATTTCAGGCTGATGCTCAAAATTTTGTCATCGCCCTGAATGTACCAAAGGTGCATTGAGCAATACCACAAAAGCATTTCGCAGACACAGTGGAAAGATGTGCCGATGTGACGGCCCGCTATCGGCTGCGAGAGGTCAGATATAAGTAACTCAGCGGCAACGTTCTCCTCTACCGGGAGGACGATGGTGCCCGTTGTGGGCTCCTCGTCAAAATCAAAATCTTTCTTGTGGTATGTGTAAGTAATGCGGATATCTTTCATTTGACTCACCTCTCAGCGGTTGCTGTTGCTGTACATCAGGGCAACATAGAGCAGATCCAGACCGAGGATCACATAGATCAGTGCTTTCATGGGTGCGCCTCCTCAATGGAAATAGCCTTGATCGGGCACGGGTACACAAACCACCGGCCTGCCAGCCTCTCAAGCCATCTGATGGCATAACATAACCGGTTTGCCTCCAGTCCGCTCTCGCTGTTGGTCGGCAGCGGTACGTCTTTCAGTTGATCGGCTGCTGCATCTTCCAGAATGAGGCTCAGGCTATGCTCTGCCGGTTCAATATCGGCGACACAGGCAAAAGAATCATAAACAACAGTTACTTTTTTCATGGGTACGCCTCCAGACGTGTGATCTGATAGATGGAGTTATACAGGTAGTGTCTGCCGCCGCGTAGATATTCCAGATTGTTCAGCAGCATCTCCAGATGGTACAGGGCAGGCGGCGGGTTGCTGCCCTTGAGGTGGTAGTGCAGCCAATGGATCAGCTCACCCAGCTGCGGGTCATTCAGCCGCAGCACCGTGGACGCCTGAAACTTGTGCCCGTGGCCATCCACGGCGTAGTACAGGATACCGGCATATTGCAGCCACTCCTGATCTGTGCTATACTCTGGGGTGAGAAGTGTTTCTATATTCTCTTTGAGCTTGTCCGTGTGGCCGCACGGGCAGGCTCTTTCTTTTTGCCCGGTCATAAGCCCATCAGCTTGGAGAGGAAAGCCGCCTCCTTGTCGGTAAAGACGGAAGTCTTTCCAGTCTTGCCGGTAACGACTTCCAAAAAATTCTGCTTCACTGCCGTTGCGATCATATCGGCAAGGGAGGACGCAGCTTTCACGCGTGCGGCAGATGGTGCATCCGCCGGGATCACCGAGGCCACAGTGCTTGCCAGTGCAAGGCTCATGACGGACGCGATATCGGCACGGGAAGTCCCTTCCGGTGATTTAATATTGACAGAGAGATTATCGCCGATGGTTTCAATGGTGATTTTCATAAAATACCTTCCTTTTCCAGCCACTCCCGCCGTACCCTCTGCACATGGTAGAAGTACCGGGGGAGTGGCCCTTTTCTTGTTTTTGAGTGAGTAACTGCGGAGTAAAGGCTGTTTTTGTTGACATATCCCATCTGCCGGACGATCATGTCAGCAGTACCGCAGGCCACGATCTCGTCCGTTTTGGCATTGTAGACCGTGTACCATGACATCAGGTCGTTGTCTCTCATGCGCCCCGCCGGTACTCCGGCTCCTCGGCGTGGGCGTGGGTGCGGTCGATGACCTGCCGCTTTGCGCGGCGCTTGTACTGCTGGTTCTCGCGGTGCAGCTCGTATAAGGTAAGGCCAAGGCCAGCCGCCGTGCCAAGCACGGCGTACAGCACCAGCGGGGCGCGGGCGGCAGCTGCGCCGTAGGCGTAGCCGCCCCAGACCATCAGCAGCAGGGTGATGCCCGCCTCGGCAAGGTCGAGGGCTTTCATGCCCAGCAGCACACCGCACAGGGCAAACCCGGCAAGGGTGACGGCGTTCAGTTTTTTCATGGCAATCTCCTTTCACTTTACGGCGTCCATCTGCCGCAGCAGGGCAGGGACGTTGATCCTGATGCAGCGGCCGGACATGATGTGGGGGATGTTGCCCTCCTTCAGCTGCTTGCGCAGGTAGCACTCCGACAGGCCCGTGACGCGGGCGGCATCCTTGACGTTCATGAACGGGGTCTCCGGGACGACTTTTGCTTTGCGTGCCATAATGTTACCTCCTTAGTCTGGGTTGAATGTCTGAAAACGGTTGTCCTTGCGGCGCAGCGCCCGGATCTCCTCCGGGGTGAGGCCGGTGTCCTCGTACTGGCCGAGGCGCTGCACCAGCTCGTCCTTTTTGGCGGTGCTCCAATAGCCGCTCTTGATGCCGCTGCACCGCGGGGCTGTCAGTCTTTCCATGCGTCATCCTCCATGTCAATGCCAAACTCCTCGCAGATGGTCTTTGCCACCGGCTTGGTAAAGCCGATCAGCTCGCCGCCCAGATCTGCGCAAAGGAAAGCGTCACCAACGATTTTGTCACAGTCCTGATGGAGATACAGCCAAGTGGCTTTGTCGTTGCGCTTGGCATCGAACAGCTTGGCGTCCTCGCCAACGATCAGCCGGATACCGTCCACCGGCTCCCGCGCCCACTCCGGTTCGAGGCAGCTGTCCAGTACCCCGATATGGCCGTCAACCAGCGTCTCCATCTCGCCCAGCGTCAGACTGCCGTCAAGATGGCAGGGGATCAGCCGTCCCTGCGCGCCAACAGGCATATAGATCATGTAGCGGTTCATGCTTTACGTCCTTCTCCTTTCGATCCACGCGCCGATGCGCTCATAGAGGGCGATCATGCGCTTGCAGTGGGCAATGCGTGCCCGGCAATACGCAACCTTGACCTTGCAGGCAAGGATCTCAATGTCATCACGCACAAGGCGCGCCGTCAAAATGAAGCGCCGCACTGATATCCACCTCCTCCTGACTGGCAATGATCTCAATGGTCATTTCCAGATCATCCAGATCGGCGCACAGCCTGCCGCACACATCATCATAGTTGATTTGCTCGCCCTTGATGGCGGCGGTGCCGGTTGTGCTGTTGATCTCCTGTGCGTGCTGGATGATGCCAACAGCCGCCATCAGGAGATTTTTAGTTGATGCTTTCACGGTACGCTCCTTTTTTCGTCTAGCATACTAGACAATCATGCTAAAAAAATATCGCTCACTTTTTTGTCCAAAGCGCCTGCAATCTTGGTCAGGGTCTCCGTGGTGGTCACCGTAATAGACCCATTTTCAAGTCCAATGATGGTTGCACGAGACACATTTGCACGCTTTGCAAGCTCTCCCTGCGTAAAACCTTTCTCCTTGCGTGCTTCTTTGATTTTAAAGGGCATCCGTTTTCACCTCCTCCGTACACCCAACAGTCTAGCAGACTAGACAAAGAATGTCAAGCAAATTTGACAAAAGGCTTGATTTTTTGTCTAGCAAAATGTATGATGTACTTGACACCATTAAAAGAAAGGAAGGTGGTTCAACGTGATTCTGGGCGATCTGATAAAAGAGTACCGCCGAGAACATGGCTACAGTATGGATCAGTTTGCCAAAATGTCCGGGCTAAGCAAGGCATATATATCCATTCTGGAACGAAACGTAAACCCGGTAAACAACAAGCCCGTCATACCATCGCTTGAGACGATCAAAGCGGTGGCGCAGGCAATCAACATGGATTTCAATGATGTGATAGCCGTGCTGGACGGGAATCAGCCTGTTTCGCTCAAAAATGAGCCGGAGATCCCGCCGGGATTTCAGCCAATGCCTGCCATGACAGAGGTGCCGCTGGTTGGCCGGATCGCCTGCGGCACGCCCATCACTGCAGAGGAGAACGTTGAGCGCAAGGTCTGCGTGCCTGCCAAGTGGCGGGCAACGTTTACCCTGACCTGCGAGGGCAGCAGCATGGAGCCATCGATCCATGACGGCGATCTGGTGGCCATCCGCAGCCAGCCAACGGTTGAAAACGGCGAGGTTGCCGCCGTGCGGATCGATGGCGAGGCTACCCTGAAGCGGGTGTATCTGCATGAAAGTTTTATTGAGCTGCGGGCAGAAAATCCGGCTTTTGAGAGCATTATCCTCACCCGCGAGGAAATGAACACAGTAACGATTGAAGGCAAGGCCGTGGGGCTTTGCAGGGATATTTAAACAGGAGGACAGTATTATGGGCTTTATGGACACATTGCAAAAAGAATCTTCTTACTCGGAAGCCTCGGGCAACGCATATCAGTATGTCGTTCTTCAGGTGACGCTGAAAGAAAAGTTAATCGGCACCGGCTCCGGCAACCTGACGGAGCTGGAAAAGGTCATCAATGAGCAGGCTGCAAAAGGCTACCGGCTCCATACCATCACCACGGCCAACGGCGGCAGTAAAGGCCTGATGGGCGGCGACCGCATTCAGGCTACGATGGTTTTTGAAAAGGTGAACTGAGACAAGGGCAAAAGAAAACGCCCGCCGGGCGTGCCGGTGGGCGTGAGAAGGGGAAGAGGCAACCCTGAAGCATTGCTACTATTAGAACGGTGTGGTGCAGCTGATCGCAGACAACCCAGCTGTCTGTCCGCCTATGCTCTACACCGGTCAGCAGCTGGAAGAGATAAAAGTGGAAGGTTTGGCGGTTGGCTTCTGCCGGGGATTGGTGTGAAATTTTGTTAAAAAGTTGTAAATATCACTTATAAGTGATATAATGATATGGGCGCAGATGGGATGTGGTTAATCTGAATGATCTTGAAACACTACTACAACTATTGATGTTGCTTGCAAAATATGAAAAATCAATTATTGTTCATGATGCTTTTAAAGATGAACTGGTTGATTTGCTTGCAAAATCGGGTTCCGAAGATAAGTTTTTAAAACGGTTTGAATCGTATATTCGGCAGATCATGGAAAATGGCGATACAGCAATTGGCCCTCCAGGAATGCCAATTGAACACCTTGCCGGACAAAAGAACCTTTGCTCTATGCGGTTCAAACTTGGAATATCAAACATTCGTATTCTATTTGTCTACAAAGATGGCCTTGTATATCTTTTATCTTCTTTTTATGAAAGACAAGGCCACAGAAACACTGAATATAGTACGCATATACCAGTTGCTCAAGCGCGCTTCACAGAACTCATGTAAGGAGAATGAAAAATGTCGCACAGAACAACGTTGTCTGATCTTATTGCAGCTATCGCGAAAAACATGACCGCTGCCGAACTTGCAAAAGCCGCCATAAACATTCAAATTCAGCAGATGATTCACGATACCCGCATAAAAAAAGGCTGGACGCAAAAAGAACTTGCCGATAAAATGGGTGTAAAACAGAGCCTTGTATCTCGCTGGGAAAACGGAGAGTGCAATTACACGATCGACACGCTAATTGAGATTGCAGATGCACTAGGCCTGTCCGTGCAATGCCCTTTAAAGATTGATAGTCAAACAGTGTCCACAGAACTAGAAAGTGTAAAATCTGATGCTGCAAATAATTCGGCGTATAAAATGCCGGACTTTTCTTCTAATGCTATACGATTTCCCAAAAAACAAAAAGACTCCACTGGAGGTGCTGCATAATGGATGCAAAGCAGTATGAAGCTGATATTCAGTATAAAGGAAGTTTTATTACAGAGTGCTCCTTCGATAACAACATTATTGATGCCGTAACCAATTGTGAATTGACGCACCAAATAACAGTTTCTGTCAGTGAACAGATTCCGGTTGATGATCTGACAAAAAAAGCTGCATATGTTAGGCTTATTCTTGAAGGCACTTATTCGTTGAAGGATGGAACAGATGCTTCGTGCAAATATCGTATGGTTATCCATGGTATATTTGAGATTGATAAGGGAGTGTCTGATGACGATTTTGCTGCAAAACTGTGGTATAACGGATCTGCTACATTGTACAGTATTGCTCGATCTAAAATGGAAGTGATGTCATCGATGATGCTGAATCATGGGAAAATCGAACTTCCTATGGTCAATATGTATGAGTTGCTGAAGGAGCAGGCGAAAAGTTCAGAATAAGAAAGCAATTGTAGCATAAACAAAAACGCCCCCGGCGCTGGAGCACCGGGAGTGGGAAGGGAAGGTGTGCTGCATGGCGAGCATCAAGAAAAAGCTGGACAAAAACGGCAATGTGGTCTATCAGGTGCAGGCCAGCAACGGCCGCGGGCGGCGGGTGTGGCGCACCTTCCGACCGGAGCCGACATGGAGCAGCCGAACTGTGCAGCGGGAGCTGCAGCGCTTTGCCGCAGAGCTGGAAAGCCAGCTGGAGGACAGGGAAGTGCTGACCCGCGAGGAGACCATCCAGCAGGCCGCTGCGCAGGCCGTAGAAGCTGCCAAGGTCAAGACCCTGCGCCAGTATGCCTGGGCGGTCTATCTGCCGGAAAAGGCGGCTACCGTGTCCGAAAAGACCCGCGCCAGCTACACGCAGCTGTTGGAGCAGCACGTTTTCCCGGTGCTGGGCGATGTGCCGATGCAGGATATCACAGCGGCCATGCTCAAGGCGCTTCTGGCCGGGCTGCCGGAGCGCTTTGCCTTTGCCAGCAGGGTGAAGGTGTACGCGGTGCTCCACGGGATGTTCAAGGCGGCAGTGATGGACGACACGCTGGACGTGAACCCCATGGACAAGGTGCCGCGCCCGAAGCAGTCGAAGGATGCCGCGCTCTCTGCGGAGCACAAGGCCTTTACCGCAGAGGAAATGCGGTACATCCTGCGCTGCCTGAAGGAAGAGCCGCTCAAGTGGCAGGCGTTTGTTTTGCTGCTGATCGACACCGGCTGCCGCCGCGGCGAGGCCTGCGGCCTGCAATGGCGTGCGGTGAATCTGGATGCCGGCACGATCACCATCGAGCGGAACTTGCAGTACACGGCAGCGCGCGGCGTGTACGAGACCATGCCCAAGAACGGCAAGGTGCGTGTGGTGGATATCTCGCCGGACGTGGCAGAGCTGCTGCGTGCGCTGCGCCGCACCCAGCCGGTCACGGTGCGGTGGGTGTTTACGCAGGACGACAGCGCGGAGCCCATGCACCCGGACACGCCCACGCGCTACTTCCAGCGGTTCGGCAAGCGGTACGGCATCGAGCACTTCCACCCGCACAAGCTGCGCCATACCTCGGCCAGCATTGCCATCACAAACGGTGCGGATGTGGTCAGCGTGGCTGCCCGCCTCGGGCATTCCGACAGCAGCACCACGCTGCGGATGTACGCCCACGCCAACGAGGAAAGCATTCGCCGGGTCGGACAGACCGTGCGGGATGCCCTGCGGGAACCGGCGCAGAAGAAAGCATAAAAATACAGAGCCCGCCGTGCTTAAAATGACCGCAACAAAAACCGCAACATCCATGTAAAAATGTAACAAATGACGTAAAGCACCGAAATGAGATGAAATTAAAAAACAGGCGAATCGACAACGAAAAGCAAAAAATAGAATGAAACGAAAAATTGCGAAAAAATGGACTTTTTTAGCTCGTAATGAGCAGGTCGCCTGTTCGAATCAGGTCAGTAGCTCCAAAGAAAAACCCCCGAAAGTTGGCTTGTGAAGCCGGTTTTCGGGGGTTTTTCTTTGTGCGGCAGGGGATGGGAAAGTGAGCGGTTGTGCCTTAATTACCCCCGTTTATCTGGAAATTGCTTTAATGAGTGGCGCAAGAAGTGGCGCTCGGGCGACCGGACAGGCAATCAGTGCCATTGATATAGCAGATATTTCTATCCGCGCCCTCCGCGAGGAGGACGACGTTGGAATTGCTGCGCGGATTGTTGAGGTTCAAGTTATTTCTATCCACGCCCTCCGTGAGGAGGGTGACCGACAGGTTTTATTAACTCTCTTCATGTCTGCTCAAAATCAATCTTTGCCGTCCGGCACGAATTCCAGCAGATCAGCAGGCTGGCAGTCCAAAACAGTGCACAGCTTGTCCAGAACGTCCAGCGGAATATGCTTGACGGAGTTGTTGTTCATGACCGACAGAGTGGGCTGGCGGATCCCGGTCATTGCGACCAAATCCTTTTGCTTGATGCCTTTTTCGGCAAGCACGGCTTTCAACTTGATGCGAATCATGTAAACACTTCCCTCTTTTTCACTATATCACACCCACCAAGAAAAAGCAACGAAATTCGTAATATAGACGTAGAGAGGAGATTACGAGGTGCAAGGGAGTAACCCAAAGGGCTTGACGCTCTATGACAAGCAAGGGATTCGCGAAGCTCACCAGAGCTGAGCAAGTAGCCCGCTTTGAAGTATACAAAAAGCGGCTCGGGATTGCACCCTGAACCGCTAACCGCTAAAAGTCCGTTATCCACAAGACCCTTGCACATCCATTTTATTATTGAAGATTTGTCAAGGGTAAAAATGACGGTCGTTTCCCGTGGGACAGCCGTCTCTGTCATCGCCAACTGCCTCAGCGCCGGCGGTATCCACTTCGCAAGCGGCACCTACTAGACCTATGAGGCCAAGGACAGCAAAGGCCGAACTTGATTCCTATCCATGCCCTCCGCGAGGAGGGCGACCGAGGTCATGGCCGCCGCAGAAGCGGCGGACGAATTTCTATCCACGCCCTCCGCGAGGAGGGCGACGATCTCGCCCAGGAAAGCCCGTTCCGTGTCCTTGATTTCTATCCACGCCCTCCGCGAGGAGGGCGACGACGCCTTCCAGGACGTCGGCCTGAAATTTTACAACATTTCTATCCACGCCCTCCGCGAGGAGGGCGACCACTGGTCAACGATGACGTGACCTTCCGGGAGCTTATTTCTATCCACGCCCTCCGCGAGGAGGGCGACTTTCACCCCGCTGCAAAAAGTTGGGTATGATATCGATTTCTATCCACGCCCTCCGCGAGGAGGGCGACGATTGTAGACCAGTTGCGCAAAATGCTTTGCAACATTTCTATCCACGCCCTCCGCGAGGAGGGCGACCACCCCTGTACCGACCTGACCCCCGGTGGATGATATTTCTATCCACGCCCTCCGCGAGGAGGGCGACGGCTGCGCGATGCACATCGAGCGACCCGCAAACGGATTTCTATCCACGCCCTCCGCGAGGAGGGCGACTCCGCGTGTGTGGTGTAGTCCGTGAGATGCCACGATTTCTATCCACGCCCTCCGCGAGGAGGGCGACGCAGCTTATTATCAGGGAAAGCGCACTTGACCGCATTTCTATCCACGCCCTCCGCGAGGAGGGCGACTAGAACGTGAATATGGGGCGGATATTGATACTAATATTTCTATCCACGCCCTCCGCGAGGAGGGCGACAGATGGCCCATGTATTGGCGGCACTGATGCCTACATTTCTATCCACGCCCTCCGCGAGGAGGGCGACCGGCGAACGCGATACCGACAACGATACCGCAGAAGATTTCTATCCACGCCCTCCGCGAGGAGGGCGACATTGTTGTTTTTGCGTTCTGCATCGTTGACGCACATTTCTATCCACGCCCTCCGCGAGGAGGGCGACCGCCACCCACTAAAGCAGGTGACAGGCTTGCAGATATTTCTATCCACGCCCTCCGCGAGGAGGGCGACCGTAAATCGCATTTGCCGGAACGGATACACCACGATTTCTATCCACGCCCTCCGCGAGGAGGGCGACCGGTGGCGGGCTGCAAGCCCATTCACCTTTTTATCATTTCTATCCACGCCCTCCGCGAGGAGGGCGACCAGACCGCACGTTCCATGTCACTGCATACGAGGGCATTTCTATCCACGCCCTCCGCGAGGAGGGCGACCAAGGACAACAGCGCATCCTTTCTCCCCAGCGAGGATTTCTATCCACGCCCTCCGCGAGGAGGGCGACTCCCGGCAGCGATCACCCTCGCCCAGTTCATCATCATTTCTATCCACGCCCTCCGCGAGGAGGGCGACGCACTATGTTGTTTATATTGTCAGCGGAGCAAAAAATTTCTATCCACGCCCTCCGCGAGGAGGGCGACAAAAGCTCGGTCAGGTCTTGCTGGAGCCTGACCTATTTCTATCCACGCCCTCCGCGAGGAGGGCGACGCCCTCTTCGGCAGCAGCCTGCAAAGTACTTGTGAATTTCTATCCACGCCCTCCGCGAGGAGGGCGACGGTGTGATGCTGCGGGCGCTGGGCAACAGCGCGATTTCTATCCACGCCCTCCGCGAGGAGGGCGACCGGCAGGCTTTCGGGTCTGCCGCTTTTCTTTTTGCACATTTCTATCCACGCCTACAAAGACTACACCAAAATCATTGCAAAATTTCTATCCACGCCCTCCGCGAGGAGGGCGACTCTGTCATTTTTAACCCTCCTTATTAGCTGTTAAATTTCTATCCACGCCCTCCGCGAGGAGGGCGACCGCTACGCCCGCATGGGCCTGGATATGCAGTGCGAATTTCTATCCACGCCCTCCGCGAGGAGGGCGACCTCCATCCTGACCGTAGACGGAGCCCGGAGAGCAGAATTTCTATCCACGCCCTCCGCGAGGAGGGCGACAAAAGCTGCTTTATTTCACAGATACCTATTACCTATTTCTATCCACGCCCTCCGCGAGGAGGGCGACGAGCTCGGATGTGATCTGCTCGTATTTATCAAATCCATTTCTATCCACGCCCTCCGCGAGGAGGGCGACTCAGGCCGTCGATGTTGCCGTTCAGCTCGTCGAATTTCTATCCACGCCCTCCGCGAGGAGGGCGACACGTACGGCTCAGAGGTTGAAGACGCCGTTATTGCATTTCTATCCACGCCCTCCGCGAGGAGGGCGACTGCCCGCCGTCCATCTTGGTATAGGTTTCATCCCATTTCTATCCACGCCCTCCGCGAGGAGGGCGACAAAATTCCACCTCGCTGAGAAGGCCCGCGAGAAAATTTCTATCCACGCCCTCCGCGAGGAGGGCGACGCCCGTTCAAGTTCTGCGCCCGGCCTGGTCAGTTTATTTCTATCCACGCCCTCCGCGAGGAGGGCGACAGGAAGCCGACCAGTACGACAACACGGCCCTATTATTTCTATCCACGCCCTCCGCGAGGAGGGCGACCGGCAGAGCGAGTTCATCAAGTCCATCGAGGACGAATTTCTATCCACGCCCTCCGCGAGGAGGGCGACCTCCGCCTCTTTTGCTTCTTACGGCCGAATCGTATTTCTATCCACGCCCTCCGCGAGGAGGGCGACCGGGCCGTCAAACAGGTGCTCACACAGGGTCATGTCATTTCTATCCACGCCCTCCGCGAGGAGGGCGACTGCCAAGCTGGAAGCCATCAACGCCAAGGGCAAATTTCTATCCACGCCCTCCGCGAGGAGGGCGACGGCGTTGTTCCTTCAGATGCTGTTATCCAAGACAATTTCTATCCACGCCCTCCGCGAGGAGGGCGACCCGGTCTGCTCCAGCATGGACGGCAAGTCCGGCCTATTTCTATCCACGCCCTCCGCGAGGAGGGCGACGAGAGCGGGCATCCCGCCCTCGATGCGGGTGTCCGAATTTCTATCCACGCCCTCCGCGAGGAGGGCGACCGTCCGCGGATATACCCATTTTCCTTGCGGCTATATTTCTATCCACGCCCTCCGCGAGGAGGGCGACGCGGCGCTGCCACGCTTGCGCTTCCATACCTCGTATTTCTATCCACGCCCTCCGCGAGGAGGGCGACACGGGATGTGCATATCGTTGAACCTCGTTGCGATTATTTCTATCCACGCCCTCCGCGAGGAGGGCGACCCCCGCAGGCAAGGTTGAGCTTGCGCAGCTGCTCGTATTTCTATCCACGCCCTCCGCGAGGAGGGCGACCCGCCCTCGCGGATCTCGGCTGCACGATCACCAGCGAATTTCTATCCACGCCCTCCGCGAGGAGGGCGACTGGAGGAACAGGTGGAGAACAACTCCACCGACGTATTTCTATCCACGCCCTCCGCGAGGAGGGCGACCGGCTCCCCTTAAGGCATAAAGGGGAACAGATATATTTCTATCCACGCCCTCCGCGAGGAGGGCGACCCTGCGCTTGAAGCACTCGTAGGTGTCGGTGCAGATTTCTATCCACGCCCTCCGCGAGGAGGGCGACACCCGGGGTGCCGTCCACGATGTAGATTTTCAAAAGAATTTCTATCCACGCCCTCCGCGAGGAGGGCGACAGGAGCCCGTTGAAGTCCCCGACATTTCCAAGATATTTCTATCCACGCCCTCCGCGAGGAGGGCGACGTGGTTCACCTCCTTTCAGTGGTCCTTGAGCATCTTATTTCTATCCACGCCCTCCGCGAGGAGGGCGACTTCTCCGAGCTTCAAACCGGACGCGGTGAGATAAAATTTCTATCCACGCCCTCCGCGAGGAGGGCGACCATTACTATGATTTTGACCAGAACAACCACGTTGCTATTTCTATCCACGCCCTCCGCGAGGAGGGCGACCCGCCCTCGCGGATCTCGGCTGCACGATCACCAGCGAATTTCTATCCACGCCCTCCGCGAGGAGGGCGACGGCGCGGCGCTTGGAGAGCTGCGCACAGTACGTAATTTCTATCCACGCCCTCCGCGAGGAGGGCGACAGGTACTCTGCGGTGATGCCGCGCTCATGCTCCAGATTTCTATCCACGCCCTCCGCGAGGAGGGCGACACATCAAAGGGCTTGCGGCCTATATCCTCAAGCGATATTTCTATCCACGCCCTCCGCGAGGAGGGCGACCTGACTACCAAGGCGAGTGGGAAAGAGTAGGTCACATTTCTATCCACGCCCTCCGCGAGGAGGGCGACCCAGTACAATGCGGCCTGTGAGCAGTACGGCGAATTTCTATCCACGCCCTCCGCGAGGAGGGCGACCCATGTGGTCAGTGTGTCGTTGTCGTTGGCGTAATTTCTATCCACGCCCTCCGCGAGGAGGGCGACTTACCACCCTCATGTGCATCTGATGATAGCTGTATTTCTATCCACGCCCTCCGCGAGGAGGGCGACGGCCCGGGGCAAGTCCGGGCCCGCCGTCTGGCTCATTTCTATCCACGCCCTCCGCGAGGAGGGCGACCATGCCCGCAGCTCTTTCGGCTGCTGGCAAGTCCTATTTCTATCCACGCCCTCCGCGAGGAGGGCGACCGATTTTCTGCTTCTTGCTCTTTCCGTCAAAGCAATTTCTATCCACGCCCTCCGCGAGGAGGGCGACGGCCGGATAACGTCCTGTGCGGGCTGCTGGGGCAATTTCTATCCACGCCCTCCGCGAGGAGGGCGACTGGACTTTTTAAGGCTCGCCAGGGTTTCTTTGTCATTTCTATCCACGCCCTCCGCGAGGAGGGCGACGTGATGCCCTGGACAAAAAGCTGGACGAGATTCTATTTCTATCCACGCCCTCCGCGAGGAGGGCGACGACCACGCAAACAGGTGTCTCCACCCGCGTGCTGATTTCTATCCACGCCCTCCGCGAGGAGGGCGACCCTTTCTGAAATTTGTTTCACCTAATCTTAGGTATTTCTATCCACGCCCTCCGCGAGGAGGGCGACCGACCGCTTGATGATCTCCAAGACCTCCGGGATATTTCTATCCACGCCCTCCGCGAGGAGGGCGACCCCAGCGATACCACAAGACCCGCTACCCGATTAAATTTCTATCCACGCCCTCCGCGAGGAGGGCGACCGAGTATCTGGGCGAGGTGACCGGCTGCGGCAAGATTTCTATCCACGCCCTCCGCGAGGAGGGCGACGAACGCTTTCACGGTTTTCCACATCATCCGCATGATTTCTATCCACGCCCTCCGCGAGGAGGGCGACCGTGCGGCGCACCCGCAACGAGGACACGTTTAATTTCTATCCACGCCCTCCGCGAGGAGGGCGACCATTACTATGATTTTGACCAGAACAACCACGTTGCTATTTCTATCCACGCCCTCCGCGAGGAGGGCGACCTTTTCGGAGTGCTTTCTCCTGCGTTGAGCCGTAATTTCTATCCACGCCCTCCGCGAGGAGGGCGACCCAAAAGGGCTCTGCGCAGGTTCCGACCGAAGATATTTCTATCCACGCCCTCCGCGAGGAGGGCGACGTCTCGAGCAGCGCGTAGGCCGTGCCGCCTGTCAGATTTCTATCCACGCCCTCCGCGAGGAGGGCGACCCTTCCAGCGTGGTGCGTACCGGGATCTCGTTTACATTTCTATCCACGCCCTCCGCGAGGAGGGCGACCGGAAGCAACCATCATCGGCAACGAGATGGCAATAATTTCTATCCACGCCCTCCGCGAGGAGGGCGACGCGCAGCCCGTATCTATTCCGGTAGAAATCGGGCTATTTCTATCCACGCCCTCCGCGAGGAGGGCGACTTTTCGTTCACGGCTGCCAACGTGGACTATAACGGATTTCTATCCACGCCCTCCGCGAGGAGGGCGACTTTGCAGATGCCACAAAAGATGCCATGAAGTACGATTTCTATCCACGCCCTCCGCGAGGAGGGCGACGATGTACTCGGCCAGAGCACCGCGCACATCAAGACATTTCTATCCACGCCCTCCGCGAGGAGGGCGACGACACCGGACCAGACGCCCTGCTCAACCTCGGAGAATTTCTATCCACGCCCTCCGCGAGGAGGGCGACCGACGACGACGGGGAGGCATGGAGTGAGTACATCATTTCTATCCACGCCCTCCGCGAGGAGGGCGACGGATATTCTGGCTGGTGGTTACAACTGCCAGCGCATTTCTATCCACGCCCTCCGCGAGGAGGGCGACCAGGAGGCAGGACGCTATGCACCTCAGACTGATTATTTCTATCCACGCCCTCCGCGAGGAGGGCGACGGTTCGGGACGAGGTATGCCACGACAAAGGGCTTTTTATTTCTATCCACGCCCTCCGCGAGGAGGGCGACAATGCTTGCGACGCGGTACAAAGCCCTTGGTCGAGATTTCTATCCACGCCCTCCGCGAGGAGGGCGACGGAGCGGCGGCACGAATGCCGGTGTGTTCTACTTATTTCTATCCACGCCCTCCGCGAGGAGGGCGACTCTCCTACCGGCGCGGCATCATCGAGCCGCCACGATTTCTATCCACGCCCTCCGCGAGGAGGGCGACGTTTCCGCAAGACCGGCATCTTACCTACCGGAGATATTTCTATCCACGCCCTCCGCGAGGAGGGCGACCGGACAGGTCGATCTCGGTATACTCCTTGTCGTCATTTCTATCCACGCCCTCCGCGAGGAGGGCGACACCGCCGCAGAGCTTGCAAAGGGGATTCCTCTCACCATTTCTATCCACGCCCTCCGCGAGGAGGGCGACTGGTAGATGGTCGTCTTGCCAGCGTCAACGCCCAATTTCTATCCACGCCCTCCGCGAGGAGGGCGACTCCAGCGCACCCCGTACCGCTGCCGCCTGTCCCTACATTTCTATCCACGCCCTCCGCGAGGAGGGCGACCCGTAGATGATCGTCGGCGTTCCGCTCAGTTTCGATTTCTATCCACGCCCTCCGCGAGGAGGGCGACTACTCCGTATGACAGACCCGCGGCATCCGCCTGTCATTTCTATCCACGCCCTCCGCGAGGAGGGCGACTGTCAGCCTTGAAAATGTCACCTGCGCCGGTCGGATTTCTATCCACGCCCTCCGCGAGGAGGGCGACCGTGAAGGATATGACCGGCAGCTTTCGGGTTCGGATTTCTATCCACGCCCTCCGCGAGGAGGGCGACCCCGCTGTCGGGCCTACGATAACAGCATCGACGAAATTTCTATCCACGCCCTCCGCGAGGAGGGCGACGGCCCCGGAGGATATGACGCCCCGCGACATCAAGATTTCTATCCACGCCCTCCGCGAGGAGGGCGACGGCCATCGGATTTTTCTTCAAGACACGGGAGGTGTGATTTCTATCCACGCCCTCCGCGAGGAGGGCGACCCTTTGCTGTGATTGCATTGTACCATGCAAAAACGATTTCTATCCACGCCCTCCGCGAGGAGGGCGACGGCGAATTAGAACCCCTGATTTTTCATCTGCTGGAATTTCTATCCACGCCCTCCGCGAGGAGGGCGACTCTTGCAAGTGTCGGTTTCGTGGTTTGCGACTGATTTCTATCCACGCCCTCCGCGAGGAGGGCGACTTTTCGGCTGTGGCTGATCGCTGCGGTTTAGCGGCATTTCTATCCACGCCCTCCGCGAGGAGGGCGACTTTTCGGCTGTGGCTGATCGCTGCGGTTTAGCGGCATTTCTATCCACGCCCTCCGCGAGGAGGGCGACTATAATATAGATAGGGGCTTTGTGGCTTCAATTCAATTTCTATCCACGCCCTCCGCGAGGAGGGCGACTCCTTTTCGCTCGGCATCTTGCCGCCGGTCAGCATATTTCTATCCACGCCCTCCGCGAGGAGGGCGACTTCTGACACACCTTTACGGTGGAACTTCCCACCTTATTTCTATCCACGCCCTCCGCGAGGAGGGCGACGGGACTGATCCCATCTTTATTGATGATGCTCTTGTATTTCTATCCACGCCCTCCGCGAGGAGGGCGACGGTATGCTGGATCAGATGGCCGTTTACCTCAAAATCATTTCTATCCACGCCCTCCGCGAGGAGGGCGACGGAGCGGCTGCCCGGTGGCAAGCTGCCGATGAACATTTCTATCCACGCCCTCCGCGAGGAGGGCGACGCTGTCGGGCTTTTTTTATGACAGCCACCACAAATTTCTATCCACGCCCTCCGCGAGGAGGGCGACACAAGGACCCGGAGCTCTTCATGGAGTATTACGAATTTCTATCCACGCCCTCCGCGAGGAGGGCGACAGGTTGGTGTAGATGTACTCCATGTCCTCCGGCGTATTTCTATCCACGCCCTCCGCGAGGAGGGCGACGACAATGGTTGCAGTTGCCGTGACTTCTCCTATTGGATTTCTATCCACGCCCTCCGCGAGGAGGGCGACCGGTGTTTCGCTTGCTGTGGCTATATCATAGCATATTTCTATCCACGCCCTCCGCGAGGAGGGCGACTGTCCGGCGTTACGACGCGCCAGCTCGACACAGTATTTCTATCCACGCCCTCCGCGAGGAGGGCGACCCCTGCGTCAGCGTGACGGTGGAACTGCCGACTATATTTCTATCCACGCCCTCCGCGAGGAGGGCGACGTCGTGATTTCCTCCGGCGTGATTTCGGAGACGTAATTTCTATCCACGCCCTCCGCGAGGAGGGCGACGCAAAAAGCCCTCGACGACACATCTGACCGTCTGATTTCTATCCACGCCCTCCGCGAGGAGGGCGACCTAAGTCAGTAGCCCACTTCCCGCACTGTTTTGATTTCTATCCACGCCCTCCGCGAGGAGGGCGACCCATGCTGGGCAACAAGTATGAGGACACATACGATATTTCTATCCACGCCCTCCGCGAGGAGGGCGACAAGTTAAGGAGGTAACTCTATATGGCTTTATTCTGATTTCTATCCACGCCCTCCGCGAGGAGGGCGACTGAGCCTCAGCGATTCCCGCGCGGATACGTACTGATTTCTATCCACGCCCTCCGCGAGGAGGGCGACGCCGCCTTCCGGCAGCACCGGACGACAGCATTGTGATTTCTATCCACGCCCTCCGCGAGGAGGGCGACTAAAGGAGACTTTAAGGAGCGGGGCGGGGGCAAGGGAATTTCTATCCACGCCCTCCGCGAGGAGGGCGACTGTCTGCCGTGCAGATACTGGATGCAGTGCTCAATATTTCTATCCACGCCCTCCGCGAGGAGGGCGACTTGCAGCCGTCAACACCTACCACAAGGGCGGGCTATTTCTATCCACGCCCTCCGCGAGGAGGGCGACGGTGGCGGGCTGCAAGCCCATTCACCTTTTTATCATTTCTATCCACGCCCTCCGCGAGGAGGGCGACGAACCGCGCTGGAACGCGGAAAGCTGCCTGTCACATTTCTATCCACGCCCTCCGCGAGGAGGGCGACTTTTCCACGTTACTGTCATGGACACTGGGCTTGAAAATTTCTATCCACGCCCTCCGCGAGGAGGGCGACCCCTCCTGCCTGTCAGCTCTCAGATTTCTTTCCCATTTCTATCCACGCCCTCCGCGAGGAGGGCGACACTTTGGCTTCAACGGCATCCGTAAAGGTATCGGTATTTCTATCCACGCCCTCCGCGAGGAGGGCGACTACGGAATTTTCATCACATCCGAAATTGGAGCAGGGAATTTCTATCCACGCCCTCCGCGAGGAGGGCGACTTTGAAACCGCCGAAAGCGGACGCGGAAAAAATATTTCTATCCACGCCCTCCGCGAGGAGGGCGACGCTGCATCCACCGCGCCGCGGTCGTCGTGGCCGTTATTTCTATCCACGCCCTCCGCGAGGAGGGCGACAAGAAGTACAACGGCGATGATCTCCGGGCCACGCTATTTCTATCCACGCCCTCCGCGAGGAGGGCGACCCGAAGCCCGCACACGAATTTCCTATCTGGTCAAAATTTCTATCCACGCCCTCCGCGAGGAGGGCGACCCGGTCTTATCTGCTGGTCGCAGCTTGCGCCGATTATTTCTATCCACGCCCTCCGCGAGGAGGGCGACAGCAAAAACAGAGAGAAAACCCTCTGTTTTTGTCTCATTATACACCTCTCTGCATAAATTGCAAAGAGGTGTCTGTAAGGCAAGCCATAAAATTACACCGTTACTTGCAAAGACGGCTGGTATTCCGGTGCGAAGCGTCCCGGAAAACCATGTGCGCTTCCTGTTCGCACTGGCCGGACATCATCCGGACATCAAAAGATCAGCACACTATCCTGCGCAAACTCCGGGTGCAGTCCAACGTGCTCGACCTTAGTCTGGTAATTGTTGCCCAGTTGGTAGAACCGCAGACTATCCAAGGCGGGGTCGATCAGAGCGGTCAGCTCTGCCTTGAGTACCGCGTACTGCGAAGCGTTCAGCAGGCATTCGAACACAGAATTTTGCACCCGCTGCCCATGATCCACGCACTTCTTGGCAACCTTGCGCAGCCGCTTGCGTCCGGCAGAGGTCTCGGTGTTTACATCGTAGGTGATCAGTACCAGCATGGTTGCACCTCACTTCCAGAAAAACGGAGGGTAAACCTCTAAATCGCCCCGCAGGGTGCGTGCCAGCAGCAACGCCTGCACATAGGGCACAAGCCCCCAGCAGAGCTTTTCCTTTAAGAATGGGTGGGTGATGACCTCGCGTTTTTTCTGCTGCCAAGCGTTCAGGAATGCACGACGCCCCTCCTCGGTCAGCAGAACGGCACCGTTTTCCTGCTTTTCAAAGTGCTTTGCATTCAGTACCTTTTGATTGATACAGGACAACACGAAACGGTCGGCCAAAACGGCGCGCAGCTCCTCCATCAGGTCCAGCGCAAGGCTGCGCCGCCCGGGACGGACACGGTGCAAAAAGCCCACATAAGGGTCCAGCCCGGCACCTTCCAGTGCGGCGGCGCAATCGCTGGCCAGCAGGGAATAGGCAAAGGAGAGCAGCGTGTTCACATTGTCCAGCGGCGGTCTGCGGCTGCGGCAGGTGAACACAAAGGCATCGTTCTGCTGTAAGATCAGCGTATTGAACCGGTCGAAATACCGCTGTGCGGCTTCGCCCTCCAGTCCGCGCAGCTGCTCCAGATCCTCGCAGCTTTCCACCAGCGGCAGGGCAGCAGCCAGCTGAGCGCTGGTCTGTTTGAGCTCTTCTACGGGCACCCGCTGCGGGTGATCCCGGGTGGCACGTTCCAGCACCCAGCGGGCATTGTAAACCTTGCCCAGAATAAAGCTGCGGGCATAGCTGCAGCTGAGCGCTTCACTGGCGGCAACGGCGTACTGGGTCTGTCGCAGCAATACGTTGCCGCGCTCCTCGCCCACAGTGCGCGCTAAAAAGCGTCCGCGCGGGCTATAAAAGCAGAGGTCAATGCCCCTACGCCCGCATTTGCCCATCAGCGCGGGGCTGGCACCGCTGTAACTGAAACAGAGGATGCTTTCCAGCGTGTGCAGCGGCACCCGCCCGACTTCGGTCTTTGCGCGGCTGATCACAACGTTTTCGCCGTCCAGCGTAAGGTAAGCGTCCTCGCTGAGGACGAACAGGGTGTTCAGGAATTGCCGCATGGTGTCACCTCCGTGGCCGCCTCGTCCAGATAACGCCGCAGATAGTCCTTGGCGTCTGCCTTCTGGCAGAGCACCGGCAGGCAGAGCTCTTTCAGGGAGCAGGCGTTGCAGTGCTTGCCGGGCTTTACCTTTGGGGTGTAGCCGCGGGCAAAATACTGGTTCATCTCGTCTGCCATCTGCTGTGCAGTGCTGCGCAGTTCTTCGGTAAAAGGTACGATTTCCCGCCGCTTTGTCTCGCAGTAATACAGCGCCCCTTCCGGGATATGGCACACCAGCATTTCCTCCAGCGCCATGGCCTGTGCGCATAATTGCAGCCGGTCAGCATCCGTCTCCTTTGCGTGGCCGTGCTTGTACTCCACCGGGTAGGGCTGCCAGCGCCCGGGGGTATTTTGCAGCGGAATACCATCCGCGCAAGCCCGGAACTCCACTACGTCGCAGTTGCCCGCCATTCGCAGCCGGTGGCTGACCACCCGCATGCCCCGGGTGATCAGCAAATCGCCCCGGCGCTCGGTGCGGCTGTCATCGTGGCAACGGGCGTGGTTCAGCTGCCCTTCGGTGGTGCGCAGATTTTCTGCCCACTGCTGTTCCAGATGGATCAGTGCCCACTGGCGGCGGCAGAAGGCAAAATGCTGGATGCCGGACATTTGCAGGTAG